TGCCAGCGGCGAGAAGACCCCAGCCAAAGATTGCCAGCGCGATAGGCAGACCTATGAGCAAGCCGGGCGGGATCTCTTCAAACGCGCCAATGCCTTTAGCCAATAGTATAAGACCAATGCCTAGAAGGATTGCGGCGCCGCCAACCATCAGAGCACCAGTGGTCAGCGCTGGAGCAACAATGTAATTCAGGGCTAGTCCAAAGATTATTAGAGCAACGGTAGCTGCAATCATTGCTCCGACTCCAACATCGTTGAATGATTGGAGCCCCATCCCTAGGAGCAATAAGCCAAGCCCAAGGATGCCCACGGCAACGCCCACCTTGAATGCGCCCTCATCCAACACTTCCGCGAGAGGTATCAGGGCTAAAGCGAAAACCCACAGGCTAATATATGCCGCCATCGCTTCGCCGACGCCAACGTTATTCCACTCTTGCAAAGCTTTGCCTAAAAGCAGCAAAGCGATAGCCAAGATTCCGACGTTTATACCGACCTTCCTGAAACTCTTTTTCATCAGGGGTCCAAGCTGTAAAAGCCCCAAACCAAATGCCCAGAGAGAAGCCAAAGCCAACAGCATTGCGCCCGGCATATCTTTACCAATGAACTCCTGAATTGCCTTCCCTAGAATCCACAATGATGCAGAAAGCAGACCAAAACTAACAGCCATAGTGGGCAGCACTGGCATCAACGCAGTCATCGCAGCGATTGATGCTGGATTACCTAGCGCAATAAAGAAGGCTGAAAAGGCAGCACCCAATATTGGCAGTCCGACTGCAGCTACTCCGATAAATGCCATCAGTCCCAGCATGGCAGGGATGATCGCCTCTGGTGCTGCCATGAACGCCAAGACCAACTCTTTCATTGACCAGATAATAACAGCTAGCAGCAGAATTGGAGCGGCAACAGCAACCGCAATGGCGCCAATAGGACCAAGGATCGCCATCAGTTTCGGACCAGCCATGGCTGCAGCCCTGCCCAATGATTGAATGCCCTTTGCCATAAGCTTAGAGCCTGTCGCGGCTGCGGGTGCGGCAGCAGTCTGGGCTGCTGTCGCTGTAGTAAGTGCAGCCTTGGCACCAGCAAGACCGCCTTCGGCTGTGGCTTGAACAACCGCCTTGCCTGTCATGATTGTGCTCCACATCGCTGATAACTTTGACCAGTGATGGATTGCCATCATCGCCGTAGCTAATCCAATAAGTGTGGGGATCAGCATGCCGCCCGTCATGTCATTAAGACTCAACAGCCCGTCTAAGAGAAAGTGAACAGCATTAATAATCGGCTGTACAGCTACTGCGAACTGCTCCATGATGCGCTTGAGTTTGTCTTGCATGTTGGCAGCAGCAGCCGCACGCTCTTCCAACTTTGCTTGCGCCTCTGCGTTATCCTCAACCTTTGCTTGGGCTGCATCGTACTCCGCGAGGCTCTGTCCGAATAGCTTGCTGGCTTGAGTCATGTCTTTAATGCCGGCAGCGTTGGCAACAGCTTGCTTCTCAAACTTGCTCATGGATTGCCAACTCTTGCCAGACGCCTCAACTGAACTGATCAGCATGCGAACTCTCTCTTCCTCAGAAGCGTTCAAAAGATCCATAGAGTTTAATAATCCACCACCGAGAACAGCGTTCAACTGTCCTGCAGCCTTCGCAGCACCCTCAAAGGTGTCGAACTGTGTGGTAATGCCAAGCAGAGCATCCATCTCGATGCCAGTAGCCTTAGCTGCTGCAGCAACATCTTTGAATACCTGAGTGGCATCGTCGCCATAGGCAACAAATACATCAGCGTTTCTCTCAAAGTCCTTCGCGATCTTTCCTGCGCTCACGCCCAAGTCTGCAGCCATAGCCGCAAAGTCTTTCTGTGCTTCGCCCGCTGCAGCCGATGACATACCGAGAGCACCTGTCATAATCTCAAAGTTTGCTGCAGTTGTCTGTGCATCAATACCAAGACCCTTCAACTGAGCCGTGGTTTCTACTGCTGCCGCTTGAGCCTCTTTCGACATGTTACTGAAGTTGCTCATTTCAGTATACAGGGACTTCACAGCCTCACCAGCATCTTCAACACTAACGTTGTACTGCTGGTTGTTCGCCATGGTGTCCATGATCATGTCATTGTATTCACCAGTGCCATTAGTAAGCTTGTTAACCTCGGCAAACTGTGCATCGGCTGAGACAACCATCATCATTGTGGACTCTGCTACCTTCATCAAGGCAGAGCCTAACATATTTGCTGCGGAGAAGTTCTCCTTGAGCGCTGCACCCGCCCGTTCTATGTTCTTGTTGAAATCGCCCTGAAAGAATGAGCCAATGAGCGTGCCTTTCCATGCACCGCTAACGCCAGTAAGCGTCTGAGCCATATTAAGCGCATTCTGTCCTGCATTGTGAGCGTGCCCCTCTTCCTCTTGTTTGGCTTTAAGGATAAGGAGTTCTGTTTCGTATATGTCCTGTGTGATCAACCCTTGGTCGCGCAGCATCTTGAGATTGTTTTTCTCTTGTTGCATGCGGGCGATATTAATCTGGTTAATCGCTTCAGCCCACTCTCCCTGTGCCTTAAGTGAGTCTTCAGATTTTTCTAGAAGATTAACTTGATCTTGCAGGTTCTTGTTTTGATCTATAGTAAGCTGAACAGCCTTATCGATCTTGCCGGGAAGGGAATCCATCGTCGTAACAATATCGGTAGCGCTAACTCCAGCATCCTCAAGTGCTTTCGTTAATGCGCCAACCTGTTCGTCCGTCAAATCAAAAACTGACATATTCTAAGTGATCTCCTTGGGGGTAGTGGCTTATTTGAATGGCCAGTCGATACCCGTGCTGCGCTCAAACTTCTTGACGGCACCTCGGAGAGCATATTTGCTGCGATAAGTGCGAGGATCATCTAGCCCATATTTCACATAGTCTTTGTAATATCTTTTCTCGCCGGCTAAGGTGCGAGTAAAATCCTTAACCTGTCTCTTGTTACCTCTAACAATCAACGGAACCTTGTCGCCGCCAAACATGCGCTGGAGAATCATCTTGATCCCTCCACCAAACATGGATAACCAACTCTCATTTAACTCACCGCTCGATGCGGCACTAAGGTCTATAACAATAGGCGCTAAGTCGCCCTGATCTTCATTCATTCCCGATCCTCCAGTAAAACATACTACTGTCCTCATGTAAATAGTTTCGTAAAAAAGAAAAAAGACCGGAAATAACTTCCGATCTTTTTAAAAAGCGGTATCTCTAACGAGGACCGCGTGGCATGGAGGATCCAGAACTGCCCTTTTGGGCTTTCTTCATCTGCGCTGCTTCCTGCTTAAACTGCTTCTGCAACCGTTTCATGAACCATGTGCGTAGTTTTACTGGGAGGTTATATGCTTCTATGAAACTCCATCCACCATGATATTTGAGCAGAAAGAACTGCTCATAAACATTTTGCATGTAATCATTGCTTAGGCCAAAAAAAGTCCGCAGTAAACGGCACCTCCATGTCCTGCTCATAACCACACTCTTCGCATGCGAAGATCTGTCTAAGGTCATAATTTGGCATTAACGCCTGATAGGTGGCTCTCAAAAGGCGTGAGTCTGATGCAGGCATGGCGTTCACAAATCCATAGATGTGTGCCGTCTGCGAACTTCCATTGACTGCTGAGATATAAGTTCTCATTTGGTCTGTCATGCTAGTATCGTGTCCCACGACACTACTCTTGTTCTTCTTTTTCATGCCTTCGGCTAGCTGTGTCTCGTCGCGACCGGTGAGCATGCGAACCGTAACCGTTACTTCTGACTTTGGCAAAAGAATATTAAATGTACCGTCGCGGTTGTCTGTGACACGGTTCTCAAACTTGCTGTGATCGCAATGTTCTGTATGGAACCCTGTGATGGTTCCTTGATTCAAATCGAACTCATACTGAGTAGTAGAGTTGCACGCTGGACAAGTTGTGTTAGTAATATATTCTGCACCGTAGCCCGAAATACGCGCTGCCGTCAGAATGGCATTCTTATCTCCGACAAGAAGATCGTCTACTTTGATACTCCTGTCAACAATAATGTTCTGCAAGAAACGATTGATAGCCAAGCCCTTCTTCAGCAGCGAACGAGACGTAAGAATGTCTTCGTCCTTGGCTGTCATGAACTTGATCTCAATCGTGTCCTGTTTTTGTAATGGGTGACCATCGGCATAGTATCTACCGCCCGATGGTAACTCTACAAATTCTGTTGGGACAACAAAGTTTAGTCCCGACTGGTTAGTTTCTCTAGGGTGCTGCGTGGCAGCTTGAACGGCTGCAGAAGAGTCGCCTTCGTTGGCTTGACTTGCTCCTGTCCGTTCGTCGTTGTTACGACCTGACATTAATCCTCCAATATGATTATAGTATAACTTATACTGTCAGTTATTTAAAATGTTTTAGTGATTTTTTAGACCTATGGGGTGCCCACGGTCAGCTTCGCGAAATCGTAGCGCATCTTGACGGTAATCTCGTTAATGTCGTCAGACTCATAGTCCAAGTCGCCAAAGTTAACTTCCTTAACCCATGCGTTAATGAGATCCCATTGCTCAATAATGTTTGCTTCGTGATCGATCTGCTGAATGTAGCAGTGGTTCAAGCGGCTAACAGCCTCGCCCTTTGTGATCGTTTGCTTTGAAACATCGTACGTTTCGGGTAACTCATAGCCTGATCCCTTGATAATGTCTAGAAGGTTTGCTGCCATATCAGGATCAACCGGATCTACAAGCGTAAACTCAACTTCATTATATTCTACGCGACCGGGATAGTAAAACGAGTGATTAATAAAGCTATGCTTAACCTCGCTCAACGTAAAAGTAGGTTTCGTAACCTTCTTAATGACCCAAGCGGGAATGTCGCTGTCGCCCACGCTCAAAATCCATCTAAATTTCCTCTTTGGTTCGACATCTGGTTCGTTCCAAAAACTTCCTGCCATGATTAATATCCTCCGAAATATTCTTTGTATCGGGCACCTTTTAGCGTACCCGGCTTTCTCTAATAAATAGTAGAACGGAAAGGAAAACCCCTACCGTTCCACTATTTTATGTCTTAGTCCTCAAACGCTGCGCCAGAGTCGGTAATCACGAAATCAATAGCGATGAACTCGACTGCCTTGGCAGGCTTAAGGAAGATCTTAGCGTACATAATGTTTCTGTCGATAAGATCGGGTGTAGTAGTGGTGTGATCCAAGACTACCTTGAAGTCCATAAGTCCAAGTCTAGACTTAATGCTGGCAAGGAAGGGGTTCACGCGACCGGTGAAGCGGTCCCAAGTGGACTGAACGTTCTGGTCGAAGAGCAGGGTTGCTGCCATTCTGGAAATCTCTCTCTTGACGTAAATCATGAGACGACGAACGTTGATTCTGTCCAGTGCAGACTCGGTTACCTGCAAGGTCTTCTGACCGAAGATAACAATACCTTCTGCGGGGAACTGAGCAATGGGGTTAATGTTTGCGTCGTAAAGGTCGTCACGCTCCTGAGAAGTCAGGCGCTCTGAGACAGCGGTTACTGGAAGTCCGCCGCGACCCTCTGACAATCCACCTCGGGTGAAGCCTGCGGGAGCAAACCAAAGTTCCTGAGTCTTCTGACCGTAGGACATTGCTCCAAGAGCAACAACAGAGGGCGGAACCCAAACACGTTGTGCAGTCTGTGGGTCAGAAATCTGAACCCATGGGAAGTAGCACGCTCCGTAGCTAGAGTTAAGTCCTCGGCTACGCATGTTACTCACTGCAGTGCTGACGTTTGCGCCACGACTTTCCGCAGCAGCGGTTGACTCAGACTTCGGCGTGTATGCGTTGCCAAGGTCAATAATCGCCAAGCAATCTCCGCGTGACTCTGCCACATTAATCATGTGGTTGGTAAGACCCTCATGGGTCAGACCGGGCATGCAGAGCAAGTCCATGTCCACAACCTCTGGGTCCGAACACATGTCGATTGCCTTCTTGACCGTGTAGTATGCATAGTTCGTGGTGTCGGTAGCCGTTGAAGAAATCTCAACGTTACTGAACGGCTCGGACTGCAGAATATCTACTCCCTCAAACCCACCATACAGTGGTAAGGTGAAGCGGTCTGCGCCTGCCAAGAGAATTGACTTGTAGGAAGAACTAACTGCGCTCATTGAAGTACCAGCAACGCGAGATCCTGACAAGTGAGTTGACTCGGAAGGCTTATAATCAGTCGGCGAAGAGTTGTTAATAATGTTGTCCAGCGAGAAGTAAAAAGAAACTTCAGTATCTGAACTGGAATCTGCGTCGTGCGGATCGATTCCGTAAGCCAGCGGGAACACAGTGTCTCCCCAGCTATCCTCAAGTAGAATCGAAGAGTCTTCGCGGGTCGTATCAACGCCCCAGTATGCATCTCCTGCATCCGACAGACCACCCTGAGATGCCGAAGCCCTCATGTATAGCCTTGGGAAAGTGTAGGAGCCTGTGAAGCCAACTTCTCCCAAGTTGCCAGAGACGTGTACTAGGACCGAGCCAGAGGTTACGCCACCTGCCCAGCCACCTGCAACGTCAGGGTCACCGTTACCGACTTCAGAACCGGGCTCGCCAGAGCCTCCGTCCTTACCGAATACGTTTTGGTACTTGCCGTTGGTAAGATCGTTACCGGGATTGGCGACCATAGTGACGCCACCATCGGTTGCAACGGCTGCGGCAAGAGAGCCAGAGTTGATGCTGAATCCGATGTAGCGGGGTGGACCCCAGAATCCGAACGGAAGCAGAAGCTGGTCTGCGGTACCATTCTCGATGTCGCCGTTAAGGGCAACACGAACAAACTTGGACATGTTGGGGTGCTCGCCGTACTCTCTGTAGCGGCGCTCTGTGTCACTCCACACAATTCGTCTGTCACCGACCTTGCGACCGATGAAGTTAGCAGAGAACGGGTTCAAGTTACAGCCAGAGAAGCGTTCAACAATCGCGATGGAGTTATCGAGGTCGTCCGCCTTGCGGATAACAACATCAAATGTTCCATACTTGTTGTAATCGTTTGAAGAAACCTTAATGTTCTGAATAGAGATCTTAAGGTTCTTTTGCTCCCAGTCGCCGGGCGAAAGAGAGACGAAGCGGAACAACTTCTGCATGCTAGCTGCGTCGTACGAGCTATAGTTAGAAGTTAAGTCCTGACCAATAACCCAGCCAGACTTTGCGTACTTTGCACCCATGGTCATTTTACCGGGTTCGTTCGAGCCAAGCTTCAGGGGAGCGACGAAGCCGTAGTATGTACCGTCAGAGCCATCAGAGATATCTGCAGAGCCAGCGGTGCCGTCATAGCCAGAAGCTTGCTGTCCACACTGCTCAACCAAGTGGCGGTCATAAGTTTGACCAAGCCAGTAGGTTTCGGTGTCTGAGGTGATCTGCGAGTTGCAGAGCATAGGGTTAGTATTGAATACGTTTCTAATATAAGTTGCTGAAGTTCTGTCAAAGTTAAATGCAGTTTCGTGTAAGACCGTGGAGCCTGTCATAACTTGTGCTGTGAATCCACAGTAGTTGCCGTTGGACTCGATCAAGACGTTAGAGCCAGAGACTGTAACATCGTCACGAGTAGAGCCGGCACACGTACCCTTAAGGGCGAGTTCGCCACTCTTCAAATACCAAATGGCTGCAAGAGCACCCTTGTTGGCGGTGGTTCCAGAGCCCGAGTTTGCAACGAACAAGCCATAAGCACCGCCATCGGTACCAACATTGCCTGCTGACCAGCCGGCAGTACCGGCAGTGGTAGCATCTTCGTGTTGCTGACCCACCAATCGAATGAAGGTCAGTGCATTGGTGTTACGGAGCCACGCCTGCGCAGCGTACGCAGCGTAGGTGGGTCCGATCAGGTTTCCCTCTCTCCACACATCGGAGCCGTTTCGACCGCCGACTGGACTACCGAAAACCTCGATAAAATCTGAAAATGAATTAATCTGAGTGGGTCGCATCGATGGACCTCTCTCAGAGCGTCCAATAATAACTGGACCAATAGGATCACTCAGGCGTGGTAGTTGAGAGTTATCGATCTCATTGATATACACACCGGGTGAAACAAACTTAAACTTAGTGATTGACATTATGCTTAATCTCCTGCATTAATACTTTAACCCTCGCACAACAAGGGCGTATGCGTTCTTCATACAGCTTCTTTGTCGCCATATTTCAGTAATAAATAGTCAATGGAAACTCCAACGGACATGAAAGAATGGAAATCTTATGCCGGGACAGAAAAGAGGGGGGTCCGACCAGCGGACCCCCCAAGAAAAGAGCGTTAAAACTCAGCACCTATTAGGTACCAAGATAATAAACACTAAGAACGTCATCGCCGTCAAGCTTCAGATCGGGGTGAAGCTCTACAGAGCCAGAACTAGAGTAGCTGCAGGTATAATCACCAGCAGCCAAGTCTGCACCGCGCATAAGCATCTGACCATTAAGGAAGACCATTTCAGATCCGCTAACAGGGATCTCGCCCAAGGTGTAAACACCAGTAGCAGAAGCGTAGTTGTGACCAGAAGAGCCGATAACAGTATCGATCTCGAAGTCAACAGTAAGCTGACCACTGGCAACGCCGATACCGGAAGAACCAGCAGCAAGGAAGTCGCCGAGTCGAGACACATCAGTTCTCTTAATCACACCATTATCACTGACGATCATCTCGTCAGCCGCAGCGATAGCTCCGCCGATGTCGGTCAAGCCAGAAACAATGTTATTGTTAAGCATAGAACCTTCAACAGAAGCCGCTTGGATGGTAGCTACACCAGCAGCCAAAGTAACATCACCCGACATGGAAACCCATGCGAGGTCTGTACCATCAGCCTGCAAAAATTGGTGTGCGCTACCGACAGCAAGAGCCGCCGGGTCACCACTAGAATCACCATAGATGAACTTACCACGAGCAAGTCCAGCCATCTTAGCAAGAGTAACAGCGTTATCAACAATGCTAGCCTCAACAACTGCGTTTGCAGCCAACTCATCAGCACCAACAGCGTCATCAGCAAGCATGCTGTTTTCAACAGCGCCTGCAGCGATTGTCAAAGCACCGCCAGCAGCGATAGTGGCATCGCCAGAGACGTTGCCGAAGATTGCATCTTCCATGTTGGAAAATGTGATCTTCTTTTCGGTTCCACCATCGGAGAATACGAAGTGATCGCCTTGGGCGACACCAGTTCCACCGAGAGCAGAATAGCCATCGATATCCAGAGATGCGGCAACATAAGTTTTAATATCAGACATTGGGATGGTCTTCATTGTACCCGCATCGTTAAGAATCATACCGTCGCTATCAGCAACAGTGACACTGCTGCCAACTGAGGTACCGCCGTCGAGCAAGTTAAGCTCAGCAGGTGTTGAAGTGACCAACGTAGTACCGGGGCTGGCTGCAAATGCAGCGACATAAGCAGAAGTGGCACTGCCTCCCAAATCTGGCAGATAGAAAATGTGATCTGCTGTTGGGTCTACAATGCTAAGAGTAGTCTCGTGGGCATCAGCGGTAGCGCCTTCAAACACAATAGCGTTTGCGGCTTCCATGGTCACAGTGTTAACTGTGGTCGTGGTACCAGCGACCGAGAGGTTACCGGGGATAGTGACAACAGAGTTGGCACCAGCACCGAGAGTTACATCGATTTCGCCATCGGCATCGCCGTCTTGAAGCTTCAGACCTGTAGTAACAGTTCCATCGTGCTCCGCAACTTTGAATTCAAGTCTACCACCTTCTGCTCCTGCAGAGGCGTCTGCGATAGTTGCAACCATCTGTGCAAAGACGTGGCTATTGCTAGCGTCATCTTCGCTGACGAACTCCATTACTCCGATAACATCGTTATCTGCCACGCTAGCACCATCTTTGGTGAAGCGAAGAATGGAGCCATTAGCATCTGCATTTGTGTTCTTCAATTGAAAAACCGGCTCATTGGCATCAGCAGACTCAGCCGATATAACAGGGGTGGACAAGAGAAGCGTGCCATCTGCAGCAAGCTTCAGGACACCATCAGATGCCTGATGAATGTAAGTGCCTGAGTCGCCGAAAGACATTGCTCTAGTGCTGTTGAGCAAGAGAGCCTGATCAGCAACGTGAGTCAAAGTGGTATCACCACCAGCACCAAAAGCAAGGACAGCGCCATCGGAGAGAAGCTTTACATCATCTCCAGCAACAATATCCTTTGCAACGCTCAAGCCACCGTCAGTTTGTAAAGAACCGTCAGTAGTGTTAGTTGCTTCGGTGGCGTCATCAACGATTACGCGACCAGAGGTCGTGAGTTGAGCCATAGCCGAGTTACCGGTTGAAGTGATAGCACCGCAACCAAGAGTACCAAGAGAAGCGATGTTGTTGCTAGCATCGGTTACCATTGCTTTATTGGCAGCAGCGGTACCCTTAGTGATGCCATCAAGCTGCTCTAAGTCAGCCTCTGACATATCAGCAGAGCCAATAATGAAAGAACCGACCGCTGTTACAGAGCTATTGAAAGAAGCAGCACCTGCAGCAGACATATCAAGAGTAAGGGCAGTGATTGTAGAGCCACCGTCGTTACCTTTGAAAAGGATATCCTTGTCTGAAACCGCAGACTGCATAACGAAATCTGTGCTTGAGTTTGTGAAGCGACCGAATTCGGTTCCACCATCCTTAAGGATAACGTCTGCGCCCTCTGCGTCAAGGATGATGTCGTCGCCAGAATCCAAAGTGATTGGGCTAGCTGCGATGACAACTCCAGTTGTACCATCGTGTGTGAAAGTAGCATCACTACCTGCACCCAACGAAAGAACCGCAGAGTCAGTTAACAACTTAACGTCGTCGCCGAAAACTGCATCCTTTACGACACTTAAACCACCATCGGTCTGTAAAGAACCATCGGTTGTAGAAGTTGCTTCGGTGGCGTCATCAACGATTACGCGACCAGAGGTCGTGAGTTGAGCCATAGCCGAGTTGCCAGTTGAAGTGATAGCACCGCAACCAACTGTACCGATAGTAGCAATATTCTTGCTACCGTCCAAGACAAGCGCCTTGGAAGCTGCAGCGGTACCTGCAGTTACACCGTCCAGTACTGTGATCTCCGCAGTGGTGATCGTGACTGCATCAAGGGTAAGGCTGGTGTTTGCCGTTAAAGTACCATCAATGTCTGTGTTTCCGTAGAGTTGGATCCCGGAACTCGCTCCTGCGATGGAACCAGCAGTGCCGGTTGTTCCATCAGAGAAATAAATTGTACCCACCTTGTCGATAGAACCCGAAGTCATGTTCAATGCTGCATCTTTTGCTGCAGCGCCGCCACCGGGACCGCTGAAAATAAGCGAGTCAACTTGGATCTGGTTTGAAGTTGAACCTGAAAAGGGTGCTAACTGGTGAGAGTTTACTAATGTTCGTGCCATTCATTTTACCTCCATAGTTTATGAAAAAGCGCCGTGAGATAAATTTGTACCTCACGGGGTCTTACTCACCGTTAAAATGAAGGGCATTTACTACTGATCAGGGGTTAGAGACAGCAAATTATTCTTCGCTGGTTTCTCCTCGCACAAAAGAACCTGTGCCTCCTTCTTCCGTAGGAAAATTGAGTTCATAATCAACAGTGGGTTCGACATTATATATAGTTCTAAGGTTGTTGATTTGCACTGTCCACTGTTGATTTAAATCAGAATTTAATTGTACTGCCCTCGCACGTTCAGTTTCATGTCGGAGCGTCATGTCTCCAATCTGAACCTTCAGGCTTTTCATCGCATCCATTGTTGCCGCTAACGGGGCAAAATCCGCATTTGCGATTTCGACTATGGGCTCAGTATTATATTGGGGCTCTTCTTTCTGCTCTTCTTCCACAGCTTCATCTCCTTCTTCTGCGACATACTCTTCGGGGGTTCCGAGTGCCGTCTTGAGCTTATTCCATTGTTTCTTCCACATCACTTTTTCTCCTTATTTATGATGATTTAACATAGCTGACCACTAAGCGGTCATTTTCGTCTGGTGCTTGTGTCATTGTAATAGTTTGCCCGTTAACAGTATAATCGCTGCTTGCGCCTTCAGCTAACACCAGACCGTTTTGGATCAAGGTTAATGTACCCGACCTCACCTCAGATGACACAGTAAAGGTAGTATTTGAACCATCCAGATCGCCGCTCAACGACTGCTGAATGATAAAATCCGAATGATGAATAACATCTTCTGCGGAAACACCACTTCCAGATGAAGAGCCGGCTGAAACTTTCACGTTGCCGCGCACCGAAGCTTCTTGCAAAATTCTTCTTACTTCGCGCACAGCAGTATCGCTAGATAGTCTTGCAAACTTTTCAGGAATCGTAAAATCAAATCCGGCGCCGGTGACAAGGATGCCTTCTTGTGGGATAGCAATATGCACAGCATTTTGCCTTCTAGCGTACTTGGGCTTGGGATCGTTGGGACCACCACCGATCAAATAACCTTCCACCTTGATTGTCATGTCGGTTCGCAAAACACGATCCTCTTCCTCCAGAGTTGCAAGGTTATTATTAAACGAAAAGTCATCCAAAAATGCAGTGAAGCGATGACCGTCGTGATTGATAAAAAATTCTTTATGGTTTTTAAGCTTTGCATGGATCGCCTGCAAAATCTCATTCATTTGTGTGTGAAAATCCGTCTGAACTGACAGCTTATATTCGATTAAAATACGGCTGGGCATTGGCATGGTAATCGTTTCGTAGATAACCTTGCCATCCTGCTTCTGGGTCTTAAATCTGCTAGACATGGTGGGTCGCTGACCATCGCCATCATATTCATCGCCAGACCATTTTCTTTTTGTTGCTGCATTTCGAGCAATAGCAGTCTTGTCTTGTTTAATGCGGCGTGCGATAGTGATCGAGCCGCCCTGCTCATCTGGATTGTCGCGAATGTTCGCGGGCATCATCCCTTTACGAGTGGGGTCTTTGGTGATTGACATGCGCTCGATAGCAATCAGCGGCAGCACTAACATGCCACCGGAATCGCGGATCTCTTTGCGCTCTTTAACCTGAAATGCTCTTTCTGCTCCAACCCATATCACAGGCACCTTGCGCCAGCCCTTGTTGGAGTTAACATGAAAGTTGCACTCTACATCTAAATAATTAAACAATGCATAGTCATGTGTTTCAACAACGGCTGGTTGAAAATCTATATCTTTTAATGGTGCTCCCTCGGATAAAGCAAAAGAGTCCGCAAAATGGTTTGTATCATTCGCCATCGAAAATGCCCTCTCTTACCTTGACGCATTTCGCGCTAACTTCCATCATATGCTCAATCTGCCCAAAGAGTCGAGTGGGCTCTTTGACTGTTACGACCTGATAGAACTGTTCTCCGTATCTCACCATGTCTCCCTCTCGCACAAACAGGTCTTGGTCTTCCGTGAGCCTTCTCTTGTGGAAATGTGCAGTAAATGCTGTCTTCTTATCGATGCCCATGCTTTCTAAGTAGGCTGTTTCCACGCCTTCCCATTCAATAAGCGCTTTGACGGCTATTGGAGGCAAGTATGTCTTGTTCATCGCCTCGCCGTACAAAGAGTGGTAGTTGGTATGCTCAATATCAAGCGGAAAGTACAAAAGTTCTTGGCCAACGACTCTCTCGATAAGTTCGTCATTAACCTGCTTGACCAAATCACGCTCTTTCTGTCCCGTGAAGAGTGGACTTGGCGGCTGTTCTGGTTGTTTCCATTTATCTTTAGGATCTGACATAACTTACTCCTAAAATACAAAGATCGACAATGGGATCTTCTTTTGAATATTATTAACTTGATCAACCTTCTCGGCATCGCCTGTCATCATGGCATTGTATGTCAACTCGTCGAGTAATTCTTTCAACTCTGTTCTCAAAGCTTCTTGTTCTTCCTTGCCTTGTGTCATCAGCGATTCACCATTAAGGGTGACGCTCTCGCCGGGGATAGGAATCGCAGCAAACTTGCTTCTCACCTGACCTAACACCTCTTTGCTCAAAGACAGCGCGAATCTGCGAATCCATTGCTTGCCAATTGAGTTAATGCTTTTGTATGGAAGGTTCTGAAACGGCACATTGTTAAGGTTGTTAACACCGTCGATTCCGATATCCGCAGAACCGCTGGTTTCCCATGGCTCGGTCGGAATAGTGAACTGGATCCAAAAGTATTTCGGACTTGAACTGACCGGCTTCGGATAGAGCCTAAGCTGGTTGTTCTTGAGTTCAAATGAATAGTGTGAGTTTCTGGTATAGATAGAATCCTCGAATGCCATGGACTGTGCCTTGTTCTGCCATGCCGGAATCACCTCAAATGTAGAATCATCTGAATATTGTCCGTAGTTTGACAGGTTGCCGACCGTATTCAAGCCACCGTAGTAGCCATAGAATCGCCACATTGCGTGTGGTGTTTTGTAAAAAACCTTTCTAATCGTCAGGTGCTTCTTTCCAACCAAGCCGGCGAAGTTCACCACGTTTCCGGCGGCATCGACGCCCGAATCCGAAGCATCTTGGATGATAGAATCTAAATCATAATCTTGCAAGTTCGTCACGGTCCTAAAGGAGCATGAGTATTCAGTGGTGTTACCACCGACGCCGGCATCACCAGCCATACCTTCAGCGACTCGGCGTGCATATGCAAACTCGAATCGAGGATACTTCAATGCAATACCGCCGGCACCACTTAGGCTTGAAGAAAGTTCTCCTGCCTTAAGTTCTCCGTCATGATCAAATGTACCGGTCATCGAGCCGAGATAATCAGAAAGAGTGTTCTTGGCTTGATGAGAGTTGATGATATATGAGTATTCTAGGACCGCCTCTTCGTATGATGCATATACATTTGCATTTGTAAGTTCAATGTCCAACACGTCGCCGCCAAGCTTCTTGTATGTATACGCTACCTGATCGGCTGCTCCAGAAATGAAATCTGCGTTGGAGGTGTAGATGCCATACGGCAAAGCAGACGTAACATCATCTGTCGATCCTGTCGATGATAATATTACTTTGCTTAAATTGCTTTTTGGTGTTAACTCTGGGTGACTCATTCATTATATCCTCCGTCTTTCGTAATTAGTTTCTCGAAAAGGAAAACCCCGACCCACAAGGGGTCGGGGAAAGATAAAATCTTATTATAAGTGAAAGCTTCTGATTAGGAAGTCGTAACAGAACCGTCGATCTGAGCGTTTCCGAAGAAATACCAAGACGTGCCGTCGCTGTACAATTCGAGCCAGAGTCCCTTCTTGGCAGTAGTGCCGATGATGATGTTAGAAACACCAGTCGCACCACTTGAGCCGGGAGCATCTTCGTCGGTGTCAACTTCAGACTCGTTAACGTTACCGAAAAGGATCGCGGAACCAGCAGCAATCGTGATTGCTCCAGTAGGCGTATCTTCAGTTACCATCATACGATAGTGAAGTCCAGCAGCAGCGGAAGGAAGAGTACAAGTAAACGCACCGCCCGAAGATTCAAGGAAAACCAGTCGTCCCGATTCCGAAGGATCGAGAGTCTTAGTAGACCCTACACTCAAGGTTGCACGCTGATAGGACATTGCCTTAAGAAGCTTAACCTCGCTCACCTCAAAGTTTTGAAGCAAATCGCGAAGTCTTGCAATGTTTTGTGAAAAAGCCATTCATTAATACCTCCATAGTTTTATTGAACATAGTAACCCCCAAACCCTTGCACGGCAAGCCATACATGAGCCGAAGTAAATCGGTGGAGGTTACAATTAAGTAGTTTCGCAGATACAAAAACTCCCATCTGATCGAAACCAGATGGGAGCTTTATTACTTTGGAGGTTTAGTTGTTCTAAGAACTAGATCCACCCTCTCCTAAGAGACTGCGGACGATGACTAGACCGTACATATCAGGACGCACCATCTTCTTAGCGTAGCGAGTCATGACACCCTTGCGTGGCACGAAGTCCTCGACACCAAAGATGGTGGGAGTGACTTGCAGTGGCACATAAGGAGCGTATACATAACCGCTCTCCAAGAAGGAACCACCCTTGCGACCAACGAGGACGACGTTTCTTGGGAAGTAGGGGTCTACATAAACGTCCCACTTCTTGGAAATGCTTCCAACGTTGACAGCACCGACTTGACCCTTAGAGTCATCGGCGGTGATCTTAGCGCGGAATCCACTGGTGAACTCAAGAATGTTGGCAACTTCTGGTCCTACGACGAGGAAGTTAGCGCCACCACGCAGAGTCTTACGGTGGATCTGAGCCGACACATCATTGATGGTTTCTACAAGAGTCTCGTACCACTCACTGACAGTACCAGTGAAGTCGGGAGCCTTAGTAGCAGCACCAATTTCAACGCCGGTTGTACGCTTCACGAACAGACCGGGGGAGCGCGACCAGTAATAAGTACCGGCAGTTGCACCCTTGATGAGATCTTCAACGATCTCGCGGTCAATCTCTAGAGCAATTTGCTCAGAGAGAATGGAGGTTAACTCGACCTCGGCATCCAGATTGTGATAGGCATTAAGATCCTGTCCCAATTCTGGAGTCCACTTAGCCTTAAGCTTCTTGGTCACAGCGGTGACACTGATGGAATCAACCTTGATGTCGATTTCGGCAATGCCCTCGTTTGCTTCCAAGCCCCAATCATCAGTACCGACAACCGCGCCGAGAGCCTGATTGGATCCAGCAGCAGCAGTACCAGTGAAGTCATCCACCAGTGGATGAGTAAGGGTCATAGCTTGTGCGGCAAGACTCACGAAGGAGCCGGTTCCGTGGAACACGACTTCGAGAATAGAGCCAGAAGCTTTGGAAAGGCGACGAACCTGAGATCCACCACTACCGCTCGAAGGGGTAATCTTCAGAGCAACAGGGTTTTGGTTACTTCCGTCAAGACCTATCTGCTCACGCTCTTCGTCAGAAAGAGTCATGTGAAGAACCTGCGCATACGAGCCAGATGCAAGATCGGGATCGAAACGAAGATACTTATCAGTAAGGGCTGAGTTACCAACCATGAAAACTCCCTCGCCAGAATCCTTTACATCGCCAGAAGCGAGAGTGATAGACCCGGTGGGAGAGCTAGAACCTTGGTTCAAGCCATAGAACGACTTCTCGCCGTAACGGGAAGGCTCATGACCAGTGGTAGCGTCATCAACTGTGACGCCGCCGGTGAGTTCTTGACCAACAACGTTGCCGCCGTACAGCGACTCGCCTGCAGCAGCGTTAAGCTTGGCAGACGTATGTTGGAAGTCAAGGAAGAAAATGAGTCCACTTGGGAGACTCATGGGTTGAACAGATACGAGATCGTTCGCAATGAGGGCACCGAATACGCGACGTACGATGGGGAATGCAACAGCGGCAAATCCTTCAACGTCACCACCAGCCATGGTGGATGCCTCACGAAGTAGTTCCTTAGCTTGGTTCTCAAGTAGGCGAGCCATAGTATCCTTGGATCGGCTATTCTCAAGACCCTCTAAAAGACCTGTGCGTTCCCACTTATCAAGCAGGGCAGCACCTTCCTTCGACACATCACGAGCAACAATACCTTCAGTCAGTTTATTAATAATAGACATTTTTAAATTGTTCTCCTTGTTTTGTCTTATTTAATACCAGCTAGTTTCTGCATACGGTTTACCGCGTGCTCGGAACCAACTGATCTTTGTGTTTTGCGTCTTGGTAAGAGAGTAGACTTTCTATTAATGGCTTCGCTCAGTGATTGTGGACCCTTCTTGGTTGAAGCGGTTCCCACTGTGCTCTGAAGGGTTTCATAAATAACCTTCACTTCCTCGACAGTACGTGAGTTAGACAGTGCTTCGACAATTTTATTTTTTTGTCGCTCATTCAAGGAGACACTATTCAGTACACGATTAGTATAGACGAGTTTAGCATTGGAAAGGTTGGACTCCTCAAGGTTGTCCTTCATCTTCAATGCAATACTCTTCAATTCGTTATATTCTCCAGCAAGCTTTTCTTTGTCGGCGGTTAGTGCCGTGACTTGCTCTTCTAAATCTTTCTTTGCTTTGCGCAGATCCTCGTTCTCTTCCGAGAGTTCTGTGTCTTTATCGGCAGCTTGACCTTGTGCTTCCGCTTCCGCGACCTCAGTGCGCGTGGCATCGCCGGGATGCCCATTGGGAACGGGCTGAACGTCTACAGTCACGTTAACCTCTTCGGTCAACTCCTGTAGGATAGCAGCCAACTGCTCCTCAGTTAAATCAATATCTTCTTCGCCTTCGCCCTCTTCGAGTGCCACCATAGCATCCTCGCGGGGCTCGGCGGCGCCGGCTCCAATGCCTCCTGCCTCTTCTTCGGCAGCAACAGCAGCAGCTAGCTGGTCTAAATCCAACTCAATCTTCTCTTCTTCGTCGGGACAAGGGCACAGCTTCTCACCTTCAGCATACGAAGGGGGAGCGTCCAAGTCAGTCTCGGCGGTGGGATCTTCCTCGCCGCCCATCGGGTCCATGGGACTTTCAACACCGGGCTCTTCTGGTTCAAGACCAAGCTCTTCGTCTTCTGGAGCCTCGTTCAAAAGACGGTCTACAGCATCCTTGATATCTGGCGCGTATTTCTCAAGAATTTGAGTTTCCGCGTTCTTCAGCGCAGCCTCTTTCAAAGCCGCTGCATCAACGATTGCCTGTTCAAGCATACTAGACATTAATAATCCTCTTAATTAGAATAGGAAATAGATACGGTTTTCCATTAATAAGTAGTTCCATCATCAGCAAAGTGCCAATTTTCTATTTTCGTGTAAAGACCTATCCCGCGTGATATGTACACGCAATAAGCTTAGTGTTGGATTGTTCTGTTGACCAGTCCACAGGCTCGGATGCTCGGGCAACCGTGTAGTTGTGCAAAAGGTCATCTGGTTGTAACATTCCGTATCCGTCCATGTTAGAAGAACAGATAAAATCGCCTGTCTCAATATTGCCGCCCTCGGAGCAAACAAGGACGTGACCATCGCCAAGTGCAAAAATTTGATGCTTCCCGCTTTCGCGATCAGGAGTGCCATCATCATTAAAACATTCGCCCATCTTGCCCGCCCACACGCCAAGAACAGCTTTGTCCTGTGCGGTGGTAGTTTTTGCAACATCATAATCTACTGACTTTTCATAAGTTGTCGAATCAACGGACGCAATCTTAACAATAGTTCCGTATTCATAACCAGTATCATGATCGCTAGCCGGAAGCGAAGCTGGGTGGTACCCAGTAAACGTACCATAAGCAACGGTGGTGCCATTCATCGTGATGTGACCACCGTTTGTTCCGCCATCGTTCGCAAATGTTACATGCCTGCCGGAAGAATCATCAGCATTTCGGATCCGAATACCATATCCGGTCGAACTGTGTTGTCTAAACTGTGCAATATATTCGGCACCGTCATCAACTTCCACCGAAAGTAGATAAGTCGGATCGATGGTGCCAATGCCAACCCTAGCGTAGTCGCTGTTAGACCCGTCAAGACAGAAAACCTCTTCAAGCGTGGTTGAGCCATTAATACCAACAGCAAACTTCAACCTAGTAGCTAACGAAGAGGCATATGCCCATGCCGATTCTGCAGTTTCAGCCAATATATAACTAGTTTGAGCAGAGTTGCCAGTGCCATCGTCTTCAGTTCCATAGAACCGGACGGCGCCGATGTTCCCGCCGGAAGACATGCTAGCACCGCGACCGTACATGTATAAAGTGCTCTCGCCGGAGGTGCTAACAAGCTTAGTGGCGGCGGTGGAGGACTGAATCGTAAGATCATTATCGAGGTTTCCGTCTCCGTCAAAGGAAAGGACGACGTTACCACCACTGTCCTTGATGTCGTTACCGCCGACCTGTAAATCGCCCCCTGTTTCAAGTCCAGATTGGGCATGGAGCACTCCGTCAAGATTCATCGAACCAGTTGCGCCGATTGAAACACCTGTATCTCCGTAACCGCCGCCGAATTTAATTTGCGCTGTGTTGTCGGTAGAATCGACAAAGAAAGCATGAGTCTGCCCATTCGATTCAACACGGAAATCTTGAGCGCCGGAACTACCTTCGTTAACTACAACTTCGGTGTTAGTAATAGTAAGCTGTGGCTGGGTAGCTGTGTTGGCGTGTAAGGTCATCTTACCGGGCGTCAGTTCAATCTTAGTATTCTCTTGCTGCGCGCATGTAATGCGGTTCCACACATCAAGTTCTGAATATGAGCCCGTACCATCTACATTAACAGTCCAATTGCTGCCGCTCAGAAGACCGTCATAATGCAGATGCATCCATGGGTAAAGTTCGCCAGCATCGGCAGTGCTCCAAACAATGGAAGATTTCTGAACCGAAGCGTTCCACGTACCCGATGCCTGCACATGCATCGATGCGGCAATCGTTGTGCCGTCGCCTGTATTGGATTCATCGGGCGCTTGCCATTGCAATCTACCAAGAATATCGCCACCTTCGATGGAAGTCTCGCCGGTCTGAAGGGTGAGGTTCACCGGGCTGTTATCGTTAGTGCGCGTACGCTTAATAATAAGTCCAGAGTCGTGTTCGTGAATCAGTTGTATCTCCTGATCATCGCCAAGCTGGATTGTGCCGCCATCAGCTAAGAATAAATCTGACCATTCGGCGTTGGCGGCGCCGAGAGCAATGCCATCTGCCGTTGCGGGCTTGAATGTGTTTGCCGCTAAGGTTATCTCATGCGCGTTGGCAGCGTAGAAGTGAATCTCGTCATTGGTTTCAAAGTCAATCTTGGTTTGATCATCCTCGCCAATCTTGAGATCGGTTGCGAGGATAGACGTAATGCCAGTCTGTGCGGCGTCAACTGTGAAGGTGAGATCATATGGATCGGCATCCGATCCATGAGATGCATCGGTCCAGTTAGTCGTAATACCAGAGCCAATAAATTTAACTTCCTTGTCTGCGGTTATATTAACCTCTGTGCCGTCTGAGTCTTCGAGATACCATGAGCCGCCGGCTGCAGCCTTGACAATGTTATTATTGTTATCTAGACCTAGGAACAAACTGGAAGCCGGCGTGCCAGAAGAAATACCGCCGAGAGTGACCGAGCCCGAAACAGCGAGATCACCTGATGTTCTAAGTTCTGTGCTAGAATAGTGCGCATCAGAACCTGACATACCCCATACGGTTAGACCATCTGCCCACGCAACCTTGCCGGCTGTGGCATTCCAAGAGAGATACTGCCCATCGCTCGGCGTATCGTCACCAATCTTAGTAACCTTTCCGTTCTTGCCCAAAGTAATCGCGGTGTCAGCACCAGCGCCATCATTAACCTGTAAGTTTACGGTGCCTGCTGAGTTTGCGACATTGAACACAATCCCAGCACCGTCCATTGTTAGTGTGCCACCAATGTGTGCAGCGCCGAGGGCACTTAGCGATGATCCCGACACTGAGCCAAAGGTGGATGCGCCTGTCGATGTGATAGCGCCGCAGCCCACTGTTCCCAGAGTTGCAATGTTCTTGGATGCGTCGAGAATGACAGCCTTACTAGCCTCGGCAGTGCCGATAGTGCCAATATCTGTCTTAGTATATGTTTTAAATCTGCTTACTGCGGTCTTGCGGTTTGCGCTGGCACTAGTGTTGCCAATATTCATTACGTCGTCATCAGCAAGAGCCTCGCCAATATCGGTACTGTTACTGATATCGAGCTTATCTGCGCGAATCGTAGCGTTATCAATTAGTGCGTTGGTGATCGCGAGATTCGCCATGTGTTCCGTGTCAACTGCGCCATCTGCTATCTTCGCGTTCGTAACAGCATCGCTGGCAATCTGATCTGCTCCAACAGCGTCATCGGCAAGCATGCTGTTTTCGACAGCGCCGGCAGCGATAGTGAGAGCACCACCGTCAGCGATTGTAGCGTCACCACTAACAACACCGAAGAAGTGATCACGAAGACTGTCAACACCAACTCTCTTGATTGTACCAGCATCAGAGATCATCAATTCATCAGCATCAGCGATATCAGCGTGAGCCAATTCAGTCTGACCAGAAATGCAGTCATCATTAAGCATTGTTGCATGCACCGCATCAGCGGCAATAGTAAGAGCGCCGCCGGCAGCAATTGTCGCATCACCTGAAACGCTAGCGAAGATTGAGTCCTCAAGGTTTGAGAAAATAACCGCTTTAAGGGTGCCATTGTCCGACATTAAGAATTCGTCTGCCGATGCAATGGTGGCACTGCCAAGTTGAGACTGTCCAGAAATGATATTATCATTAAGCTTGGCGGCGGTAACACCGTCATCCTTCAGGCGGATTGCATCAGAGGATATTTCGATGCCAGTGCCGTCTACGTTAACCCCCATAACACCAGCGCTGGGCGAATTAAGTCCTGAACCCGCCATGGCAGTTACGAGATCGGCAATAGTGTCTTTCTTGGTCGCATTTGAATCGTCCGCATCGACAAAGGCGATGCTGTCTGCGGCTACATTAACAGCAACTTCCGCAACTTCGTTCAAGTCGAGAGCAAGAGTGTTGCTGGTTAATGCAATACCTACGCCGGCGACGTTAGAATTGAGCATAGAGCCTTCAACCGCATTTGCTGCAATAGTCAAGGCGCCACCTGATGCAACAGTTGCATCACCGGACACATTGCCAAAGATCATGTCTTCAAGATTCGAGAATGTAATGGCTTTGAGCGTGCCGTTGTCGGAAACCAAGAATTCATCTGCTTGAGCAAGAGCGTTAGCACCAATGTTGGTCTGAGAAGAGATAAGATCATCAGCAACCATCGAGCCCTCGACAGCGCCAGCCGCGATAGTTAAAGCACCGCCGGCTGCAACAGTTGCGTCACCTGAGATGTGAGCAAAGACCGAGTTTTCAAGTTGATCAAAGGTGATAGCCTTAAGCGCACCGTTGGCAGTGTCAGAGATTAGGAACTCATCTGCCTGCGCAGGGATAGCGGCAATGTTACTAAAGCCACTGATGCAATCATCATTAAGCATTGACGCATGAACCGCATCAGCCGCAATAGTGAGAGCACCGCCTGCAGCGATTGTGGCATCACCCGAAACATTACCGAAGATTGAATCTTCAAGATTTGAAAAGGTAACACTCATGAGAACATCGTTGCCGGTGCCCACATCGGTAAATAAGAATTTGTCGCCTTGCGCCAAGGCTGCACTTCCGAGTGCATTGCCAGCAGCCGTGATCAGATCATCATTAAGCATCCCACCATGAACTTTTCCAGATCCAATAGTGAGAGCGCCGCCGGCTGCGACTGTGGCATCACCAGAAACATCATTAAACACTGCATCTCGGAGAACACTAAAGTCTGCTCTCTTAAGAGTGCCTGCATCTGAAATCAATACTTCATCTGTGTCTGCCACATCACCAGTCATCGCAGTCTGAGCAGAAATAACATCCGTATTCAGCATCGAGCCTTCGACCGCATTTGCTGCAATAGTGATAGCACCGCCTGCAGCAACTGTTGCGTCACCTGAAACACTGGCAAAGATTGAATCCTCAAGCTGAGAGAATGTAATGGCTTTAAGCACACCGCCGTCAGAGATTAAGAATTCGTCTGCTTGGGCGGGAATGGCAGCGATATTACTAAAGCCACTGATGCAATCGTCGTTGAGCATTGTTGAATGAACTGCGTCGGCAGCGATAGTAACTGTCGCAGTACCGGCGCTCACGCCCGAGATAGTAGCGTCACCTGCAACGGCGACCTCTTGAAAGGTGTTGCCGTCTGCGACAAGAATCTTTAAAGCCGTGTTGTCGGGCATCTTGAGCAACTGTGTTGTAAGCAAACCGCCAATAGTGGCGTTGGTGCCCACCGTCAGCGAGCCGGATGCCTTTAGGTAACCTGAAGTCTCCCAGCCAAGATGTGAATATGAGCGGGGATCGGCACTTGTGCCAGAGACGTATGTGGCAGTGATACCAGTTGCTGTACCAGAAAGATAAATATCATTAACGTAAAGCTGGTTGGCAAAAATATCGCCGCCGCCATCGCCGCAAGCTGCTCCGGTCAGGGTATTGTAGAATGTAGTGACATTCGATGAACCCGTTCCGCTGTTGACAGAACCAAACCTAGCGTCACCTTCGACATCAAGCTGACAGGTCGGGCTGGAGGTGTTGATTCCAACATCGCCGGTGCTGGTAATGGTCATTCGAGTGTTGAGCCCGTCTGTCCCGAAACGCATTTTTTTGGTGTTGCCGGAATAGTCAATCCAACCTTCACCATCATTTGCGTTTGCGGATCGAGCAAATCGAATAGTGCCAACACCAGTTCCTGCGGTGGCAATTGTCATTCCACGGTTGCCTGTGTTATCTCCAATAACAAGATCGTTCTTTTCATCCGGCTGAGAGAGAGGGGCGCTCGTTCCAATGCCAACAGAGCCCTGCGTCACGATGCCAACAGAGCCAGAAGTAAAGATATCGTTACTTACAAATCTAGCTGCGTGAATCTCGCCTGAACCTGTAACTGGTCCGAGAGCAGCAGAGATGTGCAGTTGAGCGCCAGCAGTTACGTCAGAGTCGCTGGCTACCAAGTTAAATACTGTTGAGGAGGGACCACTGGCGCCTCTAATAAAGAAATCGGTGTCAACCCCGTCAGCGTTAAAAACAACATAGTTCTGGCTACCTGATGAATCGGAACCATACCATTGAGTTGAGTTGGCGCTACCGACTCGAAGAACAGTTTGGTCATCGGTAAACGAAAAATAGGTATCTGAATGACCTGAGCCTTCTCCGTCATGCTTGTGGGCTATCTTGTTAGCAACCCACATAGTCCCGCCAACCAGAACGTCGCTCTTGACGCCGATGGTGCCGGTAAGATGTATATCACCAGTAAAAGCGTGGAGGTCTGAACCAGCCGCGCCGTGGACACTTGAGCCGGCTACATGAAGCATTTTAACGGGTGATGCCGTTCCAATGCCGACTCTTGCGTTCGCGGCATCAATAAACAAATCACTAGTGTCAAATGCTAATGTCTTGGCTGACTCGTCATAAACGATTTGGAGGTCGTTTGTTGAGCCGCGAAGACCGATGGTTACATCGGAAGTATTGTTCTCTCCGATCTGGAGAAGGCGAGTATCTAGCCTTACCCGTCCAGAGGCGGCGTTGTTGGTGGCAACGACGGTATGTCTTCCGCCGCCGGGGGTGAGCGTAGAGTTCCCGCTGGAGTCGATGCCAAGTGTCGTGGAGTTGGTGGCGTCATATGAAAGTTTAAGCTGGGTGCCTGTACCCAACACTTCAAGCTGGGTATCAGGATCTGTTACGCCGATACCGACATTGCCTGTCGAGGTGATGGTCATTCGAGTATTGAGCCCGTCTGTCCCGAAACGCATATTTTTGGTGTTGCCGGAATAATCAATCCAACCTTCGCCATTGTTCGCTGACGCAAAGGGTGCAAATCTAATAGTACCGACACCGGTGTTCGTGGAAGCAATTGTCATTCCACGGTTGCCTGTCTTGCCCGCCGGTGTAGTATGATCTCCAATAACCAGATCGTTCTTTTCGTCAGGCTGGGCTAGAGGGTCGCTCCCGCCAATGTGGACAGAGCCAGAAGTAAAGATATCGTTACTTACAAATCTAGATGCATGAATCTCGCCAGAACCTGTAACTGGTCCTAGGGCGGCAGAGATGTGTAGTTGGGCGCCAGCAGTTACGTCAGAGTCGCTGGCTACCAAGTTAAATACCGTTGTGGTAGGACCGCCGGCGCCTCTAATAAAGAAATCGGTGTCCACGCCATCGCCATTAAACATAACGTAGTTCTGACTGCCAGATGCATCAGAACCATACCACGTAGTTGAGTTGGCACTACCAACTCGTAAAACAGCTTTGTCGTTCGTCAGATCAAGATAGGTATCAGAGTGGTCGTCGGTTTCTCCGTCGCCTAAATGCTTAATCTTGTTGCCCACATGAATGTCTTTGGTAACAATAACGTTTTCGCTAACTTCCAGAGAGCCGGTGCGTCGGTGAGTGTCATCGCTGGTGTCACCAAAGATCGTACTACCAGATACATCAATCTCTGTTGCGGTTACCTCGCGGATCGAATACTTCTCTGCCATGATTGCGCCACTGATATACATGTTTCCATATAGATACAGCGACGAACCAGACATATCGTGTGACTGCTGGTTATGAGCGCCGTCACCTGTGGTGCTGTCAGGCGAACCATCAGCGCTATGCGCTGTGGAGTTTGGATAAAAGACCAGATCAGCAGAACCGCTGAACTGACCGGGGATTAGGTCTTCGCTACCCCATCTAAACTGTAGTGAGCCGGATGGACCGTCAGCCGAAGCCGTGGCTCGTTGGGCGTCAATATACGCCCATCCATAATCATCGGGTGGTGGAGCCATTTGAGCCGCCTCCCTTGGCTCTCATGCGGCGCAGCTTTGCTTGTCGCTTGCGCTGGGCTGTTTTCTTTCGTTCAGCCTTTTTGCGGAGCCTTTCAGCCTCTCTGATAGACGCGGCGCGCTTAAGCCGCTTTGCTTCGGAGGGCTTTGTATAATATCTTTTCTCGCGAACTTGTTCAATAATCCGTTCTTTCTTGCATTTGCGCACAAACCGGCGGATCATCTTCTCAGCCGGCTCACCTTTACGCGCAACAACAGTGACATTCGACTGCCTACGTGGTCCCGGCGCTACTTCGCGCTCTCGGCGGCGAGGTTTGTGCGTACGTCGTCTATTGTAATTTCTATTTCTGCGAAATGCCATCTATGTTATACCTATGCGTCACTGCCAGCAGGAGCATCGGTCAAACCAGAACCAGTAAGAGCATACATTCTGCCGGGTGGGATGCCGGTAAGTTCTGCAAACACTCTGTAGTGTCCAGCGCCACCGCCATCGTTAGGGATAGAAACATAAATTTCGGCACATTTGCAATCGAGTTCCAAGACTGCCTGAGAACCAGACACAGGCTGGACCTCAAGATAATGCTGACCACCGTATGAAGTAGCAGATCCGATACCGCCAACCACGTCGCCGTCTGAACCTGTGGCATTAAAGTGTACACGCAACACTCGCGCAGAGTAGTTGTAAACTGTGACCTTCTTTGCTACCCAAGGAAATTGGTACCTAACTTCTTCGTTTGCTGCTTGGGAGTCTGAACCCGAAACCCATGGGTCGCCCGAAGCCATGTACGAGCCTACGTTGTTAAGTCCAACTCCGTAGTTAAATGAATCGTTTCCTGCCATTTTTTATATTCCTTTCCTTCGATAAATAGTATTGACTAAATGAATTTGCCCCAAGAGTCACCTGCAATATTCAAGATTCCGTCAATGTTGACGCCGGGATCACTAGGAGCAACGTCGCCCAGCGGATTGCCGGGCTGCGGTTCGCCAGATGGCTTGCCTCCAGAGGTCATTGGTTCGACCCCTTCAAAAAGGTCAACACCGCCATAAGCATCTTTATTAATTGACTCGATCAGATCCTTTCTTGCACGCTCTGCTTGCGGAGAGCGCTTATTCGTTCTTTGTGGTTGGGGGCGTGCCTTAGTCACGGGCACTGATTCAACCAAAGGTGTGCCTGCGGTAAGCCCTTGGGCTACCTCAGTAATAATACCCGACAAAACCCCTTCTTCAAAAATCGCTTCTTTAATGCACTCTTTGATTAGGGGTTTTAGTACAGCCTTTAATTCGGCTTTGTTCATGCTACTCCCCTTCGGGTACATCAAGAGGTGGCTCGGAAGGAACGTCTTCGTCACCGGGGATAGCACCCATTTCCTTAGCCAGATCCATCATAAGCTGCGATGGGCTAACACCCAAAGCATCTGCGGCTGCATCCAGTGTAGGTGTGCGCGATGCGACACGACCACGAACCGTGGCTGATTGATAGCCGGGGCGATCTCTGTGAGATGGACCGGGACGAGCGCCAGCATATGCTTCTTCTACTTGGTCTTCCTCTTCTTCTTCGTTCACGACTGCCTCAAGCTCTTCCTTAATAATCTGCTTAAGTCTTGTTTTTGTAATCTTCATTTTCGTTTACTCCTCAACGATATCATTTAGTAAGCGGTTAATCTTATCCGCTTTTGTGAAAACATTTGGTTCTCTGTAGGTTTTACCCTCACTAAGCCCCATAAAGGCATTGGGAGTCGAAGGCTCAGATACGAAGTCAAAACAGATTAACTGAAAATCATCCTCTACCATTGTGCGCCCTTGCGACTCGCTGACCGAACCTAGCCCGCGAGACGAAATCCCGAGTTTCACACCGTCATTGACAAGCTCTCTAAGGATATTGCCAGATGGAGTGTTTAAAATTTTGACCTTTCCCATAACCGAAGGTCCGTCCCACCACACATCGGTAACCATGTGCGAAGCGTTCTTAAGGTTAATAACTGAATCCTCGGGGTGGTCTAACTCCCCAAGGGCTCTCTTTTCTTGTACAAGTTTTTGGTACGTTTTCATCTCTCTCTCAAGAATCTTTCTTGGATAGACACGACCGTTGCCATTTTGAACATCTGCTTCTTGCAGCTTGCCGGAAAGAATCATACCGCCGTTTCCGACATAGATCTTCTCCTCTTCCGTCAGGAGATCCTGACAGACGCCGCCTTCGCATAACTCATAATATTCTCGTAAAAGTACTTTCTTCATAATATTCTCTAATAAAAAATGACGGGCGCTACCCGCCCGAGTCAGCAGCCCTTCTTACAAAGACGCACTGGTTGAAGCATCCACTTCACTGTCCAGATATCTGTATCCATTATTGCTCCCTTCCTAATTGAATGCCGTTATCTCCAAAGACTGAGCAAAGGATATATGAAACGGCTGATGATACGAAGCCACAGATCAGAAAATTAGCGGCAGTGTACTCAAACGTAAATAGTTCTGTATTGTAGTTAACGCCGAACAAAAATAAGCCCACCCAGAAGCCCAAACACATTGGACATTGGAAGAGTTTTCCCAAAGAACCCTTTACGGGTCGAATCGCGTCAAAGACAGAACCGTATACAAGCATCTGAGTAAGCCCATATGCTGCTAAACAAAACCATAATAAATCCATTACTACCTCTTATGCTCTATAAAATCTGTTGTGCATGTATGCGTTGCGATAAATGCCGGGTCGAATAGAGCCCTTCTCTCTCTTGTGTGGAACCTCACCAAGTTCTGTGGACTCTTCTGAGTCGGGATCCGTCAATGCTTCTTCTTCTTGCTCATCGTACATACGCTGATACATGAATCTTGGAGCCTCTTCTTCCATAAACTTCGTAACATTCAACACTGCTATGTTTATGGGGTCGAGTCCTTCATTTGTGGACTCCTCAAGCGTGGCTTGCATCGCTCCGTATACATTGCCACCTTCAATAGTCTCGCGCTTGACCACTCCCTTTTTGGAGAGGTAATCGAACAAGCGACTCTGCGCATCGTAAACCATGTCGTTCAACTCATCTTTGGCGAACGCAATCACGGCTTTAGTTTTGGGCGAAATAATAATATCAATATCTTCATGATCATAGATAGCAAGATCTCCACCAAGAGTCTTGCGTACGTCAAGCGTAACAGTTGCTTGGGTCTGCTTCTCTGTGTCTACGCGATTTTCCTCATCGTACTCGTCGCTCTTGCCTACCTTGATTACGAGACTTGCCATTAACTTTGAATCTCCGCTGCCAGTTCTTGAATCTTCATAACCTGCATTAGCATTTCACGGTCAATCTGGCGTGTTTTAAAGCTGTCGATAGTTTCAACAACCTTGTCAGTCTTGCTGAGCATATTCTTATCTGAAGCAATCTCATTCAGAGAGCGCGATTCTGTGATTATATTCTTCAGACGGGCTAACTCTTCGTTCAAAAACATTTTCAGCGCAATACCATTGTCCGAGAATGAGACAATGTATGCGCTGAGTAGATTATTCTGCTCTTCTCGCAAAGAGTTTGAATACTGCTCATTAAACTTCTTGACGAACGTGCCGTAGACAATATTATCAATTGGCTTCATCGTGCTCTCAGTCAGAGTCGATGCGCCGGCGCTCATTTTGTTGAGTACGTTATTCTCCAGAAGCGTGCGCTTCTTGATTGTGGTTCGCTTATCGAAAATCTGAGAAATCGTTGCAAGGTCTTTATAGTTTGGCACAAACGTGTTGAACGTATCTTTGCCAAGTTCTCTATTGATGGTCCCAATAAGCTGAGACTGTTGGGCAAACACCTCGTCCTGATTGAGCGCCTGATAAACCCGCTTGACTTCTAGAAGAAGCTTTTCGGCAGTCATCGGGTCCACTTCAACTGTCTCATATAGTGTTCTGTAAAGTTCTAACTCTAAGCCCAGCGGAGTGTCGCGCTTGAAGAACCCTTTCATAATAGAAATGATCTTTTTGTTGCGAGCAGCGTCTTCGTTGACGACACTACTGGTCAACTCTCTAACCAAAGTTTCATACAGGAATGCTGTATTTCTTTTTTTATTGTGCTTCATTTTTTTTAGACTCCAAATTTTGCAAACTCTCAATCAACGACTTAGTTTCTGAATGGCTGGCGATAACCTTCTTCTCTTCGGTGTAATTAGGTTCGACATTCTCGTTTAGCCCATGGCTGAGCCGGCTCAGGTCATTAAGTCCCTTAAAAAGATTCCTATTAGATGTGCTGGCTATCGACATTCCCGAATCTGCATGGTGGCTACGCTTGCGGGCGCCGCGCTTTGGACCGGACTTGTTGACAACTGGATAATAAACCTTGCCCTTCGAGCCGGGAGTTACATAGCCGCCGTCTTCGCGGTGACCGGGTGCAGCCAGCAGTGCGGTATCTTCTTCGCCGCCCTCTTCACCGCCCTCTTCGCCGCCAAGGTCACCGCCCAAGTCACCGCCGAGGTCACCACCTTCTTCGCCACCTAAGTCACCGCCTAAATCGCCGCCGAGGTCGCCGCCAAGGTCACCGCCCAAGCCGCCGCCGCCTTCTTCGCCGGCTTCGGCGGGAGGCTCGGCTGCAGCTTCAAGCATTGCCTGAATCTTCTTGTCATAAAACATTTCGCGCTGGTTGCGCAGGAATTCTTCTGCGGACATACCAAGCAAATTCTCTGCAACCCAGCGGCGACTGAAGAATCCTTCCGTTGCGGCTGAAGCTGTGTCAAACTTAGTGTTCCAGTGCTCAAGTTCTTGCAATTCTGCAATCTTGGACGGGTTATTAAGTTGTAGCTTAAACGAAATCAAATCATCGCCTCTAAAGCCCAGAGTGAACAGGTGAATGATGCCGATCTTCTCCAACTCGGAGATGACAGAGCGCTGAAGGCGCTGAATCGTCCTTGCGAAGCGCACATCCTTCTGTGCGAGTGTGGTCTTGTCCTCTTCGCCGCCTTCGCCGCGTGAAAGATAGGACATTGGAATCTTCAAAGCGGAAAACAGCTTGTCACGGAGGTATTTAACGTCATCAATGTCGCCGGTGTACGTTCCACCGGGCAAAGACTCGACTTTACTGCTCTCACCGCCACGAACAGGGATGAAATAATCCTCATCAATGCTCATTGGGTTGTATCGAAGGTCAACGCGACCGGTTGTGGGGTCAACAACCTGATTTCTCTTCATCTGAGTCGTGACTTTCTGCATAAACTGCTCTACATCGTGCGGCGGGATGTTACCAACGTCAATATAGAACACTCGACGCTCTGGTGAGCGCACAATACGGTATGCCATCATCGCATCTTCAAGCAAAGTAAGTTGACGCCAGATTCTGCGGGCTCCTTCAAGCACCGAAGTGCCATATGGAGCAAATTTATCGTTACCAAGGATGCGGAAGTGTGCGATCTGCCAGTTCTCAAAGGTTAATCCACCTGAGTTCCACTGATATTGCACGTAGTTGGGGTTAGTCTTGTCCTCGCCCTCCATTCTTTCAAGCTCTTCAAGCGGAATGCCGACTGC